TTGGTGTTGGGCTGTCATAATGCGGTGCAAGTGTAACAACTTTAGTTTCTGCTGTCTGCCATGCATCGTTAAGTGCAGTCCATGTACCGTTTTCATTCACAAAGTAACCAAGGGCAAAGCCTGTTGTGCCATCGCTTAGAACAGCTACCAGATAATTTTGGTCATTTGGTGTTGTCGCTGCGGTTGCAGTTGGTGCATAAGTGCTTGGACTGGATATTTCGCCAGCCGCTGCATCAAGTGCAACTTCTACTACAACAGTTTGCAATACCCATGCGCCGGAAGTTGCGTTCCATGCGTGAACGCCGTAGCTTGAACCGTCAGTGTCAAGCCAAATCTGGTTGCCATTTGCTGGTCCAGTTGGTGCTGTTTCGCTGGATGTAAGTGCAGACAAGTCAATATTTGCTCTAACAACATATGCCTGTGCACCTTGTCCCAGATAGCTGTATGCTGCTAGAAGCCCATACTCGCTTGTTTCTGCACCTTCAGTAAGTGCAAATTTTGGGTCTCCAAAAAATTGTGTTAGTTCTCTCTGTGATGTTACAGGCACAACAAGGCCAGCATTAACTGCCTTGGTGTATTTTGCAATTCCGCCAGTTTCTGTTCCTGTTGGATCAATCTTGTCTTGCGCTGTAGCAACAACAATCAGAGGGATCGTGCCAGCCCCTGGGCTAGCGTATGCGCTTTCGTCTACAATTGTGACGTCAACACCTGGTGATACTAATGTAGCCATGTATAATCTCCTATCAAAGCTTATTCTTTTGCTCTGCTAGTATTTATTTGATGGCTACTTATCTAGGGTGGTTAAGCTATTAACTATGCAGTTAACGTGGCATTACTCGATTAATTTCATTATGTAGTGCACTCTTATCACTATCATTCATTATGGTTTGATCAAATTCACTGCCATAATCAAGCCACCGCCATTCACTTTCGTGGATGTCAGAATAATCTGACATCCATGTAGTATCATATCGGTTATCGTTAATTGCATTATTAACCCATTCTGGGTCATTGCCTCGCTTAACACGCCACACTTCTCCGCCTATACTGCGGATCATGTCTCTTTCATTATAAAATCGAAAGTCTGGTACAACGAAATTGGTGTCAGGATTTTCTAACAATTGTCGCTTGAGCGTCAACACCCAAATTTCATTATCAAAACCATGCCGCATACAATCAGTTCCAAATAGTTGCAGAACTAAACGAGGTGTAATATCACGGCCCAATTCAGTTGTCCAAAAATGGTCTGGTGTCTCGCGCCATTTTCTACTATCTGCAGAATCACCTTCGAGACTTTCTCTGTCCCATCCAAATACACCTGCGACACCGTCTTTGAGTTTGTCAGCAAAGCTGATTTTCGTATATCCATAACTATCAACGAGAAAGTCTGCCACAGTTCCTTTACCACTACCGATAAATCCACCCAGACCAATAATTTTTCTTTTCATGCCATTTCCTATAATAATACTATAGTTATAGCATATTTGTCCTGTAAAATCAAGACTTTAGTTTGTTGTATAGTGCAATACTATTTCTTGCAGTCATGTCATCGATTAATTGCTGTAGTTCTGGTTTAGATTTGGTCATGATATCACGCGTGAGCCCATATATAACAACATATTGTGAATGGTGCAGGGGCTGTGGGTAATGCCATTTTATAAATTCTGAAAGAATCTTATGTGCGTCGGCCCTTAGGGCCGCACAATCAGTAGCAATATTATGCTCATGTGTCACTTGATGATTGACCTTTATGCTTGCGTTTCCGACCTGTTTTTACTTCATGCTTATCAGGGATAGTCTTTGGACGGAATGGCCCATTAGGATCTCTGATTGCCGCTGCCGAGAAGTTACGCTCTTTTGGAAGCTTTTGCTTTTTAGCAGAACAAGGCATATCATAATCCTTCAGAAAGTTTCGTCAGCATTTCACCATCAACTGAGGTGCGTAATAGATAATACACTCGGTTCAACTTTTTCATATTAAATGTGGTTCGAATTAGTGTAGTCAGTTGTCTTTTACTTGCATATATTGGCCGTGGGTATCGAATTAAAGGGTATTGGTCCCATTTTTCCAACTCTGTTATAAGATGCTGGCACTCTTTACGGAGTTCTGATATTGAAAAAACACCGGTATCGCACCATCTGTTAACTTCACGGGTCATTCTGGGCGTCCTTATCATCTTTGATTGCGCGCTCAAGAGCAATATCTGGAAATAACCAATCCGCTAAAGCTCGCAATTGTGATGCAATTGCACCAAGGGCGTGTTCCGTCCAAAAAACAGGATATTCGCGCCATGATTGTGGACCTAGGACATTACGGTTAATTGTTTTGCGTGTCATTCTGGCCAGCCTTCTGTTCAATTAATTCGATTTTTGTTTTTGCGACGCTGAGGATTTGCTCTGCAAGATTAAAGCCTGCCGCGAATGCTTGCCGTTCTGCGGCCGATGGCAGGCTTACCGCGTAGCCGTTGCCGTGCAACTGCATCCCAATCCACTGAGTCCCGTTTAGGTCAATGATTTTTTCAAAAACTATTTTCATGTCATGTCCTTTAGTTTGTGCCAGTCCAAGAAATGTTGTAGCCACCTTTGAGGATGTTACCACGGCTAAAGTTACGAGCTGGCGTAGCATAACCAGCTGCTTTGAGGATCGCGCCCTTGGCAAATTTCTTGTCATTGTCACATGCAACAACAAAGCCCCAAACGCTGCCACCAGAAATAACTTTGATGTACTTTTTGCCCACGGTGTAACCAATGCCTGCGTCGAACTCTGCGATCATCCGCGTGTTGGTATTTGTCAACTCTTTGGTGCCGTAGCGCGACGTCCAGTTAAGGTAGTCTAATTTGATGCGTTCCAAAAGCGTTTGGATTTCGTTTTGCATATCAAGTTGCGTAGTCATATCGTTATCTCCTTTGTTTACTCATACTGTCTAGCAATACGCATTGGTGATGTCAACAACTAATATAACCATTGCCAATTATTATTTGGTATTTTTCAGGCTATTTTGGATTTCACAGGACTTCGTACGTTCTTCAATAGCCTGTTCCCACTTTTTTAAGGATTGCTGGATTAAACCAACCGCGCAGTATTCGCTGGTCATACCTCTGTATTTGGCAATGCGCGCGAGCCTTCCGGCGTCGCGCTCGTTAAGATCAATTTTCACATCGCTATTCCTATTATGTAAGATTGTAACGGATCAGAGCTGTGTCATATCAGTTAGATTGGTGATCATTCGTTCAACGGATGTGGTTAATGCTGGATTAAACACCGTTTCACCTGCATTTTGGTTTATACATGTGATTTCTGATCGCACTTCCTGCAAATCCCTGATCATAACTTGGATTTCTTGGTATGTCATATCATCGTCTCCTTTTTACTCATACTGTCTAGCAATACGCATTGGTGATGTCAACAACTAATATGATTAATTAGTCGTTATTACTCGCAATAAATTCTAAACAAAAGACTGTTTGTGCTGGTAGCAATTGGTTCAACACCAAGTTCTGTAAGAGGGTTACGGAAACGCCGCGCCTTTTCAGCAAGGCTAACATGCGGGAAAATATGATTGCATACCTTAATCACTGTGAACGGTTTGCCGCGGTTTTCACGCTGGTTTTCAAAGATTTCTTTAACCTTAAAGAAATCTTTCACAATCTTGGTCACTGCTTCAACTTTTGCGCTGTGGGCTGGGTCACAAAATTTATCTTGGTATTTTTCGTTTGCAGCTTGATTTTTGAGTTTTACATCAATCGCTGCGGCTTTTGCCCAAGCGCCTGCGCCATTGGATTTAAGAACTTTATCATCATCTTTGGACATTGCATGTACTCCATTATGTGTTTCATGCAATGTATAAAGTATGACGCGCGGGGTGTCAAGCTTAATATTAGCCTATTATAATGCCAAGTCCTGCTGAGCCGTCTTTGTACAACTTGAGATCTTCTTCTAATTGTAGCAGTTCAGCGTTCGCGTCAGCTTTTAACTGTTCACCATTTAATGTCGTACCGCCTTGTGGGCCTGCAACAGTAGCAAACTTACCACGGGCCTCACCAAGCATTAACTTGCTTTGTGCAAGGGCATAGTCTTTTAACCAGCCCATGCAGCTATAATCAGAAAACAAGTCCTCTTCTTCACGATACACATACGCATGTAGATAAACTACAATATCGCTACGGACACGGCGATGCAGGGTCAGTAGCTTCTTTGTACGATTCCAAGTGAATTGAAATTCATAGCCAAACATCAAGCCCATGAGCTCTAAACGTTGGGCCAAGAAATCATATGTAGCAAGTGAACCACTACGACCAGACGACATGGATCCCAAATAAGTATTGACGTATTGTGCACCAAATGGTTCAAACTCAACACCTTGGTTAAATTGGCTACCAGTTGCACGTTGGTATATGTCTTTAACTTCGATTACGCTGCTATCTAAAACATATGTATTTTTGTCAAGCTCTAAGGTTAATTCAACAAACGATTCTTCAACTGCGTTTTCGCTGCGTTGTCTATATTTTTCCAAGGCTTTATCTATGGCTAACTCATAATGCTCAAGATCTAATTCCACGTCGATCATTTGTCCACCTAGTCGAAGTTCAATTTCTTTTGTAATTTTTGCACGGGTCGTCATAGTGTTACTCCTGTTATCTATATTTATCTTAACATGATAAATACCAGAAAGGAATTATAATGCCCCGTATCAGTATGTGGAATCCCAACAAGACCAATGATTATAGATTTCACGATCGCACAATTCGTGAGCAATTTAATATTGGCGGCGTTGGTACAATCATTCATAAGTATGTTGGTCCTGAATCAGCACCAAATCAAAATGATCCAACATTGCCAGCTTATGATGACTTAATAAACGAAACATCAATACAAGATTTACTGTTTCTTGAAAATCGTGACCGCAAGTACGACAGAGACATTTATGAATTACGTGGTGTGTATAATGTAAGCGATAACGACTTTGATCTCACACAATTTGGTCTATTCCTGACCAACGACACACTATACATGACATTCCACCTTAATGCAATGGTGGAATTACTTGGCAGAAAACTAATGAATGGTGATGTTATAGAGTTGCCACATCTTATTGAGAATTATGGGCTTGACGCAAATAGCCCGCCCATTCCAAAGTTTTACACTGTTGGCGATGGTAACAAAGGTGGTGAGGGCTTTAGTGCTACCTGGTGGCCACACATTTGGCGTGTTAAACTTGAGCCAATTGCTGACAGTCAGGAATACGATGACATCCTTGGACAAGGGGCTGATGCTGATAGTATGGCAAATATCTTTAGTACATTTAGCGATGAGATTAATATTCGTGACGCTGTGGTTGCTGGTGCTGCACAAGATGATCCAAACGGTGGTGGCACACAATTAACAGAACATTTGTATAACTATATTGACGCACAGGGATTTACTTGGGTGCCTGGTGAAACTATTACCACAGGCACAAATTTTCCATCAGGATCTAATCAGGGCGACTTCTTTATACGTAGTGATTTTCAACCCAATCGTTTATTTGTTTACCAAGATACAAAGTGGGTACGACTTTATGATAATATTGACACACAAACATGGAGCGACAGAACCTTTAATGCATCTACCTTTGTAAATAACATTGACGAGGGTGTTGCCCAGGGACGCACTTATGATAGCCGACAAAGCATTAGCGACGCAATACAACCGCGCGATGATTTTGACAATGATACAGGACTTGATAACTAATGCAACATTTTTATGACAACCAAATTCGTAAATACCTACAACAATTCATTCGTGTCTTTGGTGCGTTTACTGTACAAAAAGGATGGGATGAACAACAAAACCCCATCTATGCAAGTGTGCCTGCACGTTATGGTGATATGAGCAGACAGGTAGGACATATTCTTAAAGACAATAGTGAAAACAGTCTTAACACAGTGCCGTTTATTAGCTGCTATGTCAACAATTTGGAGATGAACCCAGACTTGCGGCGTTATCCGCAATTTGAAGAAACATTACAAGTAATTGAAAAGCAGTTTGATGAGGCATCTCATGCATACACTGACCAGCCAGGGCAAAGTTATAATGTTACCAGATACCAGCCAGTACCATATATACTACGAATGAATGTTGATATATGGACAAGCAATACTGATCAGAAACTACAATTGCTTGAGCAAATTCTTGTATTGTTTAATCCAGGTATCAACTTGCATAAAAACCAAAATACGTTGGACTGGACTAGCTTAACATACTGTGAGTTGACTAGCACAACATGGTCCAGTCGGAGCCTGCCTGGTGGTACTGATACTGTAATTGATGTTGCTACTCTGCAATTTGATATGCCAATTTATATTAACCCGCCAGTCAAAGTGCAACGCATGAATATTATTCAAACAATTCTAACACAAATACATACTCTGGATAAGGATGATTTTGAAGCTTGGACAGTGGATGCATTAACAGCGGACTCAAGCTATGTTATAACTACATTAGAAAATTATTGGATACGATTTGAAGATGGTTTTGCTACATTGCTGAATGATGGTGGTGTAGACAACAATGGTAACTGGAAAACTGATGTATTTGCAGCTTATGGTGAGTTGCGACCAGGAATTAGTCAGATACGTTTGCGACAAGGTAATGATGTAACTGACCCTGACAACGACGTTATAGGCACAATTGATTATGATGCTGACACTCAAAAGTTAGCTGTGACAATAGACCCTGACACGTTACCAACAAATACACAAGTCGCAGTAAACGCTATTATTAACCCACAAAATAATTATCCAGGTGATGGTACGCTTGCTGCCGCGGCATCAGGCCAGCGCTATCTAGTTCTGGATGACGTGCCAGACGGCGGGTCGTGGGGGACTATTACTGCAAACACAAATGACATAATTGAATACAATGGTGCCAATTGGGTTGTTAGTTTCAATTCAAGTGCAAATACTGGTACAGATTATGTTACAAACTTAGCTACTAGCGATCAGTTTGAATGGACTGGTACTGCATGGCAAAACAGCTATGAGGGCACATACCGACCAGGTTGGTTTAGATTATACATATAAGTAAGTTTATGAATACAGTAAATGCAAGTGGATGTATACTCTTAAGTGAGGATACGAAAAGAATACTATTACAGCTACGGAGTCCAGACCGTAGGAATAAAAACTTTTGGGGTTTTTGGGGAGGTGGTAGTGAACACGATGAACTGCCAGTACAAACAATTGAGCGTGAATTAACTGAAGAATTAGGATTCTTACCTGTAATTACTAAATTTTATCCGTTGCACAAAATGGTAAGCAATGATGAAAGTTTTGAATATAACACATTCTTGGCAACAGTGGCCAATGAATTTATTCCTATTATAAACCACGAGAGTGAAGGATACGCTTGGGTCAATTATAATAGATATCCTGTACCATTACATCCAGGCGCCAAATTAGTGCTACAAAATCCACGCATTATAAGTAAGATTAAGACGATTGTTGATCAATTATAATATCATCAAAGCTTTCTTCACCCATACTTAAAAAATATGTCTTTGGGTATAATTTTACACCATTTGGCATAACATATATTTTATTTTTTGGGGCTATGTAAATTGTTGATATATAGTCTGGTGAAAAGGCAAAGTCCCACTCATTTGCAAATTGTTGCTCAGGATCAATTATCCATGCATATGGAGTATTTAATGATCGCAATACCCCTTTGTTCATTGCATTTTGATTGTTAATGATAAGAGGCGAAACGTTTGACCATCTATCTGCAAATTCTTTAAAGCGTGTTCTCGATTCAGACGTTCTGTCAATTTTTACATAGATGCAGTAAAGATTGCGTTCAACCTGTGCCGGACGGTTATGGTGATGTTGTTTTAGGCGACGATTTTTGTTTGTTGGGACCAAAATTGCGATTGGCTTAATTTCATGTCCACTTACATCATTCACCTTCATAAACACATGACACATATCTTTTTGATCTGAATCAGGAAGCCAGCTCAATGAAAAGTTACTTTCTAATTTGGCATATTGATCAACTAACCAAACATATTGATCATCTATACCATCAGCCTGGGTGTAATCATAAATGTTACTGGTTCTTATTACCATCCAGGGCTTTCGAAAACTATCAGCAAGTGATGATATACCAGAAAAGATCATAATTTATACTCATATGTACCACAGTGTCCTATTAACACAGAGTCTTGAAAATTTACATACACAGAATATCCAGCCTCACGTAATTGTTCACAAAAGTAAATATCTTCACCATTATAATATTGAAATTGATGATCCCAATAAAATTGAAACCAGGGCTTTGGTAGATATGTAAACACTGAGGTGTTTGTTAGCATTATACCCATACCAACAGCATCAACTTCAACTGCTTCCCCATGCTGTTGAAAGACTCTTTCAGCCACACCATTTACATCGCGAAAGGCAACTGATCCGTGTAATTTATCTTTAGTTGCATATGTACATGCTATAATGTCTTTATCTTGGTCCAACAACCGTTTGTATATATCATTTGGAAATGTCATATCGCTATCAAGCCATAGTATATAATCTGATTTTACATCCAAGGCTTCTGCTGCTAAATGCGACCGCTGCTCAGGTAGCATACTGCCCTTGCGCATATGTAGCACATAAGAAATACCTTGTTTTGATAATTCTGCCGTTAATTCCGAAAGACAATATGCAAATTCTGCATTAACATGGTCACGACAGGGTATACATATGGAGAGTTTATTCACAAGAATCCATTACTGGTTTGCTGCTTATAGTTTTGTTCAGCTCTTTTAACTTTATGGTCAATCTCACTAGCAACTTGTGTGCATAATCTAATAGCTTGATCAAATCCATCGTCATCCAAACAAGACATCCTGAACATGGTATCATGTTCAACACGACTGGTTGTAATAAGTTGAATGCCTGCTGCTCTACCAAGTGACTTAATCCAATAATCTCGTTCATCTTCGTCTGTGGATTCAAGTTCAACAGTGGTATACTGTTCCTCCATCTTAGTTTTCATTTCATTATAAGGACTATTGCCATGGTTAGCAGTATAGTCTTCGCAGATTTTTTTGTATTTAGACGCAAGTGTTGTACAATCTGCTAATATAAAGGTTTCATATTCGTATTGTGTCATTATGTTGTTCCCCCAAAGGTAGCTGAAAGACTAACTGGATTGCCCACCGTAATTCCTGCTTCATCATCACCAAGTTGGCTAAGACTACGCCTACTTTCGTCAGTGTAGCCATAGGCATTTTGCACTTGATTGATACTAATTTGGGATCCTGTGGGTGGTAGCGCCATGTTATACTTTCATATTAGTCTGATAATACTAGATTTACTCAATTTTGTCAAGTATTTATAGATCACTGATCATAATATTATCGTAACCGGCACCGGTTACGCTGCCACCGTCACCATGTATGGCAAAATAATTTCCCTGAAGCGTGACAGGTACATTACTAGCCACTAATGACCCATTTACAAAGTAAGAGGCCCGCGATTGGCTGTCTATTGTTATTGTTACATTCAGCCAAACATTAGGAGTGTAAATAGGACCGCTGGTTGGGGCATTCCAAGAAGTCCAGGAATTTGTAGTTGCAAATCCACTAGATTCGCCGGTCCGTGTTTCGAGTCTAAAAAGATTTCCAGCTCCTGAAGCGTCGGCACCAAAAAAGAAATTTGCCAATGGTGTGGTGCCTGGTATCACACCCATCATAAATGTAATTCTCTTTGAAAGGAATGAAGTACCTAAATCTCGGTAGGCGTACTGCCCTCCTGTTGCCAGAAACGCAGGAATTGGCTGTCCAAATGTCGTGTCTACAGTAGCACCTGATACTGTCCACCCACTCAAGGATGAACCATCAGAATTAAATATAGTTTTACTAACAGGAACACCTTCAAAGTAAATACCAATCAACGAGTTATAACTCCCTTGATCTGTCATATCAAGTGTTGGGTTAGTTAAGGCACCTGGGTTTTGAAGTTTGTAGTACAATCTACTTCTGGCTTTGTCGGCCCTGGTGTTTTCCACACTAACAGTAGTTGCGTTCCAGTTTGCGTCGCCGGTGGTAGTAAGGGTCGCATTGTAATTTTTTGCTATACCGATGGCTATTCCGGCATCTGTAATATCGCTAGTGTTAACTGTTACGGCTGGTGGGTCATTAGCGGTTTCGCCAACCCAATCCAGGACTCCCCTTATGATATTCACTGGCACTGTGGGCCTGAATATCATCATAATCTTTGAAGAGTATTCACTGCCATTAGAACCAGACACACTGCTACCAGGTTCTCCAGATGTCAATGTCTTATGACTAAAGGAAGTCTCAAAGACATTGTTATTACTAATTATTTCGGTAAAGCCCGCAGGTATTGTCGGCGTCTGACCGGCGTTTATGTCATATAAAATACAAAGGTCACCTATTGCTGCTGATGCCGGAATCGTGATAGCTGTAGCATTGGTAGTTTCACTTGCTACGAACGACCAAATAAGTGGGATTATGTTACTAAAAATTTCTGTAGCGCCCTGGTACATGAAATCAACTTCATTGGTGCCAAGAAATATTTTACTTATTGAAGTTGTATTATATATAAAGTCTGGCATTTACCCTACAATCACATAGACAGTTGTAGCGTTTGGCGTTAGGGCATCATACTCGGCTTGTGTCAAACTCACCATATTGGCAATTTGATCAGAGCCGGCGACTAACGATGTGTCACTTGCAACTGCAAGATCGGCCTTTGTACCTTGAGCGGATGTTGCTAGCCCAGAAGGCGTTAGTATAGCTGATAGATTAGTCATTATGTTTATCCTTTGTATATAATTAACACTGCATCAAACCTCTTCATTTGGATGATCAGGGCTTTGTGGTTGTGGGTGTTGTTCTAGTGCCGGTGCGGGTACTAATACCCAGCCGAACATTTCATCTAGTTGAGTGGCTGTTAGTCCCAACCAAGATCCTAACGACAGGATAAATGTGTGGTTACGGTTTACAGTAACCACACCCTTCCATTCCATCTGTACCCCAAAGGCTTGATCAGCATCTAAGTAGTCAAGGAAATTCAGCATCGGCGCAGGCCATAAACCATCGATTGTGGCCAGGGCTTGGTCTTTTGTGATAATATTAAATTTAACCAATGCCATACAAAAATCAAGCCGAGATAAGTATGCGTTGTTGCGCCATGTAGTCAACGGATCTTGTACCGGCTCAGGCATATATGCGGTAAAATTACCTTGTATTAAATTTAAAATTGCCTCGTTGTCTATGATTGCCGACTTAAATCCTGCGCCGACACTATACGGTAACCACCCGTGCTGTGGATGATTAATCTCTACATCAAACGAGTCGTTATCTACAGCCCTAGATTGTGCATTTCTTACTTCAGTTATTACTAATTTTTCCATTTGTTTGTCCTTACCAAGCCTTAAACACTACACGCCAGTTGGTGGTTCCTAAATTGGCCCAGTTCGGGGTGTTGTCGGTCATGTTTGTTGTATCTCTACGTATGTACATAGTGGTTGAATTTACTGTGGTCATATAATTTCTGCTGCCGTCTCCATCTACCTGACTTGTAATGTCAGTCTCATCCCCTACAGAGTACCCGCCCACTGCATTGACGCACCGTAACACTACTTGGTAAGATGTTGGTACTCTACCTAGTCCATGACTTACCGAGGATGTTGTAGTGTAGGCAACATCTCCCTCAAAGGTGGGACCGGCGGGAGGCGTTAAAGCAGCAATAGCTTGTGCGCTGCGCAATGGTGTCATTAACTTTGTGTTGTCGGTTCCAGTTTCAGCTTCTGACTGTGTGGCAATTGATGTTAGTAACTCTGAGAGGTCTGCCATACCCGCTGTATCCACAGTAGATGCTGCCTTAATGCAAGCAAGCAAGGCAATGTTGCGTGGCCGTGTCTCG